TATTAAAAAAAGTTTAAATTTATTAAAACCAGATGGGTTTTTATGTTGTATAATACCTTCATTATGGTTAAAACCGGATAAAGCAGGTTTATATGATATTTTAACAAATAAAAAAATAATAAAATTAGTGTGTCTATCAACAAGTCAAACACAAAAAGCATTTAATTATAAAGCACAAACACCAACTTGTTATTTTTTAATACAAAATACAAATATTACAAATACAAATACAAATACAAATACAAATACAAATATTAATATTAATATTTATGATAATTTAAATGAAAAATTTATAAATTATAATTTAAAACCAGATTTTCCAATACCAATAAATGGTATAAATATAATAAATAAACTTTTAGAATTTACAAATGCATATGGTTCATTAAAAATATATAAATCATCTACAACTTCAAAAAATTCTATTTTTAATAATGATTTTGGAGAGAAGTCAATACATAGTAATATAAAAACCACTGTTCTCTCAAACAATACTCCAACATTAGTAATAAATTATTCAAATAATGCACAACAATATAGCAATGAACCTAAATTAATAATGGCACATAAAATGTATGGTTTCCCTTATTATGATATTTCAGGATTATATGGAATAAGTACGAGAGATAACTATATAATTTTAGAAAAGGATTATAATAAAAATGAATTGCTGCAAATACAAGCCTTTCTCTCAACAAAAACAGCATTATTTTTATTTTCTACAACAAACTATAGAATGCGATACTTAGAACGTTATGCTTTCCAATTTATACCAAATATAAATAAAATAGAAAATTTTCCAAATTTATTAAATGTTAGTAGAGAGAAGAGAGATAATCTTATATATTCTTTTTTCAGTTTCTCTCAAAATGAAAAAATAAAAATAGAAAAATTTCACAAAAATTATAACTTTTTTATTTAAATCATTAAAACAATTAAAACAATTAAAACAATTAAAATCATTTTAATTCTATATCTTCCATTTGTTCTTCCAACATTTCAATCATAATATTATGAGCCCAAGCAATATAAGAATTATCCAATAAATGACCATAATCACTAATAGCTTTTCTAATAACATTAATATTACCAGTATCAATTGCTGTTTCCACTTCAAAATGAAACATATCCGCTATAGTATCATTTGGATTATCATTTAAACTGAAATCGGCATATGGAATAAAATTTTCTTCATAATTAACACCAATATCACTCATAATTTCATCCATTGTTGAACTATATATTAATGTGGGTTCTATACTTTTATTCATTAATATAAAAATATATATTTTATATCAATTTTATATACAATATAAAAAAATTGATATTTTTAAAATATCAAAATAATTCAAATATATAAAACTAATAATTATGATTAAAGCTTTAAAGTTTATTAACAATCCAATTCATTATAGAGCATTAAGTGCATCAATAAATTATAATGATGATTTTTATAAAACAATTGATAATAACAATGAAATCAAATATAATAAAAAACAAAAATATTTTTATGAAGAAAAAAGACCGTTTTATAAAAAAAAACATTTGGATCATATTATTGCAAACGATTTATACAGTAGGTGTCATGTTTGCAAAGGGGGTGGATGGATAACAAATAATAATGTAAATAATGTATTTAATTTTGGTTATGAAAAATGTAATTTATGTAATGGTACAGGCTTTCATTAAATAAATATCAGTTTTAAATACTAATTTCTTCAACTACAGTTTTATTTTTATTCTTATTTTCTATTTCTATATTTTCTAAATAATTATCTTCATAAACATAAGAATTAAATAATATTTGATTATTTAAATAAACAGATTCTGTATATTTTTGTACTTCTTTAAAAATATTATATTTTTTACATATATTAACATATGCTAAATTAATTTTAATTAAAAAATTACTATCATATGGGTCAGAAATATGTTTAAATAAATATTTTTGAAAATATTTTTTAAGTAATATATTAGAAATAAATAATTCAAGAAAAGCAGGTTTTAATATTAATTTTTTTTTATTACAAAATTGATATGTTTTAACTAAATAATCATCCGTGTAAGGAACAGTTTTAATCATATATTTTTTATAATCATTTACAATAAATTCTTTATCTATATTTGTATTACTTATACATGATTCGTAAATAGATTCTCCGATTCCTTCAAGATTATTTAAATCAAAATTTAAAATAGTTTTTTTGCTTAATTCCTTTATATTATTTTTTACAATATATCCAAAATCATAAATAATTAATTGATAAAAATCTTTATATTTATTAACTTTCCAATTAGAGTCATGTAAATCGCTATGAAAATAATCATTGAAATAAAAGCAATCTTTAGAAAATAAATTCAATAATGCAGCAATTTTTTGTTTTTCAAAATCAGATACTTGTAAGTCATGCATAAATTCTCCATCTACATATTCCATTAATAAACAATTTTCACTACTTACAATAGGTTCTGGTATAACAATATATGGATTGTCTATATAAGTTTTATAAAAATATTGCATATTTTTATATTCATTATTCATATTAAGTTGTAATTTTAAATTACTAAAAAAACTATTAAAATCAAAAATAGTATCATATTTTTTCAAAAAACTTATATTTGACACTAAAAATTTATAGCTATTAATAAAAGTAATTGGAAAAAATACTTGATAATACACTTCTGGATGTACAACTTTTAATGCATAATTTTTTTCATTATTAATACTGTTATTAATTTCATTTTGTAAAAAATTAAATTCATTTCCTATATTATTAATATTTAATTTGACTTTATATACTTGTGCAATGGAACCCGATTTAACAGAAAAATCTTGTTCAATAATTAATATTTCATCAAATTTATAACCAAATTCTTTATAAAACATTTTTTTTGTATAATTCAAATTATGAATACTACAATTTTCATAAAATTTTTTAAACATATTTAAAATATAATGATTGGAATCATCTTCTAATAATTCAATATTTATAATTACCCACTGAACAAATTTTATTAATACACAACCATTTAAATTAATACTATAATAAAGTGATTTAATTAATCCAGTATTAATATTATTAGTTAATTTATAACAAATTAAATTACTAGTTAATGAAAACAAAAACAAATTAAAATATACAAAATATTTTAAATAAATAAAAAAATCTATAAAATAATTAATAAAGCAAAAAGTATAACAATTAAATTTACAAGATAAATTTGTCATTTAACTATAATATATTTTATTATACTTTAATTAATAGTTTAATATTTAATTAGTTAATAAATATTAAAAGTATTATAAAATAATAAAATAATAAAGTAATTAAAATAATTATTATAATATGAATATTGTAGATGAAATCAAAACAATAGCATTTAATTATATTGAAAATAGTTACCAAAACTATTTACATAACAATAATTTATTATTAATAAAAGAAGAAAAATTAAGTAATGTAATAAATGAAATATATAATAATGAATCAAAAGAATTAAAACAAACTATACGCTCAAAATTAAAAGAAAAACATAAAGAAGCTTATCCAAATGCCAGTGTAGAAAATATAATATTAGATATTTTTCAAGATAAAACATTTAATATTCAAAAAACAATAGATGAAATAGCATTTATACAAAAAAAAAATCTTAAAATATTAACTATTCCATTGATTAACCAAAGCTTGAATTTAAATATAAGTTTAATAGACAATTTTGTAGTAATAAATTCAATCAAATCAAAAGCAAATATAGAAACATCTACATTAGAATTATATGCTATTATAGAAAATTATAAATTTTTATATTCAATCAATAATATAATATTAAATGAAGTAGAAAATGATGAAAAAATTAATATAATTAAAACTAGTATAGAAGAACAAAAAAAAGAAAATAAAAATGAAATCAATATAGAAATATATTATTTAAAAAATAACAAAAAAATTGAAACCCAAACAAAAGAATAAATCACATAATAAAGTAAAAAATTAAAATGGATATTTTTGTAACACGTTTTAACAGCATTACGTTACAAGAAAATAAAGATTGGTCAAACAATAATAATTTAAAAGGTTGTATTTATGGTAGCCCAATTAAAATAAGCGATTCTTGCTTACCTGAAACAGAAATAATTGTAATAGAAATGAATAATACAAAAAATAAGATAGAGGGATTAGGATTTATTAATAATAAATTATTAAAAGAAGATAAGAAAAAATATAAAATCTATAGTGATAATAATTATAATCGCTTTATTTATAGCTCAAATAAACACATAAATAAGTCGCAGTTTTCAAAAGATGAAGAAATAATTATTAAAAAATTAGAAAAATTATTATTTAAATCACGCAACCATTGTAAACGAGGTCAAGGTATTCAAAGATTACCAAAACATATTAATATTAACAATAATAATAATAACGAATTTAATTATAAAGAATTTTTAAATTCAATTTATAAGAGATGCTTTAAAAATAAAGATACAGATAAAGATACAGATAAAGATATAGATATTTCTAAAATGAAAATAACGTAATAAACAATATACACTTAATATAATTAATATAAATATATTATTATATTAATTATGAATAATTCAAATTTCAATACTAATATAGATGATTATAATATCGAAGATTTATTAAATTTATTAGAACTAAATGACCCATCAAAAGAAGAAATAATAGAAAAAATAGAAAATTTAAATAATAATTATTTCAATGAACCACAACATAATGATATTCGAAGTTTTTTTTTTGCTGCTCAAAATAAACTGCTTAATGATTTTACAGTTGAAAATAATTATATAAACAATACTATTTTTTCAAATACTAATGATGATTATAATAGTAATAATTTTTTAATAGAACCTATGGCAAATTTGAATAGCATACGCGAAAGTACAGATAATTTAAATAATTCAATTAAAAATATTAATCTTGTAGAAGATAATATTGTAACAGATGATTTAGATAACAATCCAGATAATAATCCAGACTTAGATGAAAGCGAATTATTAAGTAACAATAATAATTTAAATGAAGTTTTATTTAGTATTGATGAAGAGAATAAAATAGATAATATAAAAATTAATAAAGAAATAGTAGAAAATTATGAATTATATAATCATTTACATTTTAATACATTATTTCGTGCAAAAAATAATTCAACATTAGAAACACCTGTTCCAAGCACAAATAGTGATTTTATATTATCAAGTCCAATAACAAATGTAAGTCAAATAAAATTAGCAGCATTAACAATAAAGAAACCATTTCTTATAAGTGAAGCAAAATTTAATAATAAATTAACTATTAAAAAATATAATACTCAAAATATTTGTGATTTTTCATATGTTTTAACAATAAATAATGGTCATTATGAAGAAGCTACACATTTAATAGATCATATAAATGAAACATTACAAAGTTATAAAGAAGATGGAACAAATATAAGTGGAGAATATTTCATAAAAGCACTAAATTTTTCTATAGATAATAATTCAAAAAAAATTAAATTTGAATTAAGTTATAATGCTATTAGCGATATCATTACAGATTTCTCATATTATAATATAGATTTTGCATCTCATTATGTTCCATATTATTCATTAGCAACAATAATGGGTTTTGTTTATAATAAATCTTCAAGTTATTATAACTCTATAAGTGATATTTGTAATAATCCACAATATAACACAATTATAACATCACCATTTAGTTTTTGTAATATTGGAAATAGAGAATTATTTTTTTGTTTTGATGAATATCAATCAAATATAATTGAAACACATAAACTTTTTTTAAATAATAATATGTCTACATTTAAAATATTAGGAAAAATAAATGTAGCAACTGCATCATCAA